GCTGCTGAATTCTTTTGCTCATTTACAATATCAGTACCCATTACCCACAACCCACGCCCTGGCGGTGTCCACTTTAAATTAAATAAACGGTCATACGCTTCTTTGGCTGACGCCGCAGCTTTTGCGTCGCTCCATGGCAAACGGTTCTGCTTTGCGTGGTCTTTCTGTAATGAATACATACCATTAATAACACGCTCACATACTTCTGCCCATGTTTCTTTGGTACCATCTTCCTTTTTACGGGAATATGTGCGTAGGAATGTAACTTCTCCTACCGAGTTTCCGGCAACGTCTGCATAACCAAATGGTGCTTTCTTGTTCTTGTATCCTGCAACGAACTCTTCTGCTAATTTAAATGAAAAACTTGTCATATTATTTCCTATATCTTTATTGTTGAATGTCTAGTATCTCAGGTATTACACTAATACTCTTCTACTAACTTGTCAAATAAAATGTCGACTATATCGATTCATATACTTAACATGCCTATTATCAGATAACTCTACTCGAGGGCATCCCGTATAATGTGTGTGGTTTGGTCTTCAGATAATGGCTTATCTAGGTTGCGTAATACGGATGCGCGGTCACCAAAAATACGTGATAATGCGCCTCCCTCTGTCTGACGACTTGCGGTAATCTGGATGAACTCTTTATTAGTTTCCAGCTCTTTCATACTACTTACTAATTTGAATAAACGGTCTATCTCCTGGGATACATTTGGGTCTGCGTATCCACCGTTCATTTCCTCTGCGAACCGCATGAATGCTACTCTTTGCCCCTGCATTTCAACGATTGCGGTTAATAATGACTTCAATTGTTCTTTGGTTTTTACCTCTACTGGCAGGTTGAACGCACATGTGTTTGCTGGCTTAAATGCTGGGCAATTGGCGGCTACGAAACAGGTATCACACTGACGTAAACTGCTGTTATTCGACTGTACAACTGGTACTTCTCTTAATACTTCATGGCCGTCTATATTGTCTACAATGGACTTCATTTGGTACCCAAAAACAGGCATTGGAACTACCTCATTTGGGTCTCTTTGCACTACTTCTGTGCGTTCAAGTTTCCGCTCTTCACCATCACTGTTATTAGATGACCCCACCCCTAATTCCATCAAACCACTGTATAGGGTATCATCACTGTTATCAGATACTATACGCTTTTTATTGTTATCCATTGTCTTCTCTAACTGTAAATACGACCAGATTGCAACTTTTGTTGCTTCTAGTGTGTCATCTTCTACGAACTTTTTGAAATCTAACCCAGCTTTTTCTACAACTGATTTGTACCTTAAACGGGCCTGTGCCTTCATATTTTTAGGATAACGTATTAGTTTAGTATTATCCCATATAATGGTCTCACCGCGTCTCATAGGGCTTATCCAGGCCAATGTAGAGGCATGGTCAAACGGTATTTGACGTAGGTTATCTGGTTTTGCTGTTGCTAACGCCATAAACTGTGTTGAACTGGTTAGTTTTATGGAACGAACAATCGCTGCCAGGGATGTTAACGACTCTACTGCATCTCCGGGAATTGCAATATTAGCGTACTCTGTACCCCAACGCTTTAATAAATTTTGTCCATAAATCTCGTGCCAAACAACCCACATCTTTGGGTCATTTTCAAATGCATCTCGCTGTTCTAGAATCCAATTAAATCCCATAACCTGTGAATCAAATTCAATCCAACCTTCAATACGGTCGTAATTCATTGCTATAAACTCTTCGTAATCTGCGGCGTATTCTTCTAACTCCATCTTGGACAGGTTAGCTTTGTCTGCTTGAACTGCTCCTGAATCTACCCATACTTTCATATTAGGTAGGAAATGTTCACCAATCAAATATGGCTTAGTCTTTGGCAGCCCACGCTTTTTCAACCCCCAGTAATTTAGGATGACGTGTTCTGCCCCGCTGCGTTCCAACAATGTACGATTACTTGGAATCTCTACCCCGCCAAATATTATCTTCATTCGAAATTTAAACCTTCTGTGCGGTTTAACCTGGCGTCTTTTGTGCGCAATTCATTTTGTTTGTTTATTGACTCTTCAATATCATTCCATGCCCTAACTGCTTTAGGTGCATCTGGGCGAAACTCTACACGGGTATAACTAGGCACGGCAAACATAACACTAGGAATTCCCATGTTAAATGCGTACGCCCATGCCTTTGGGTTGTTTGTTATAAATAAATCTATTGCACCTTTTGCCCTGACAACGTTAATCTGACGCTCAGCTAAATCTTCGCCCTCTAGGTGAACGGATGAGTCAACGATGTTATCAAAATCAACAATCTTATTGGTGTCTAACCAATGTTGAATTTCATTCTTGGATGCTGATGCCATTAATGTTACTTGGTTCCAACTGCTTAGGGTTCCAACCATGATAACCCCAGTTGATATTGGTACGTCGTTAGTACCTCTTAATACTCCGTCTAGTTCTACTAATACATGCATTAATCGTCCTTGTAGGTCTCTCCATAACAATCACATTTACAGTGGTCTTCGGTGCAAATTCCTTGGTATAGCTCATGTGCGCATAAACGGCACGTGTCTGCTAATGACATTATTTGTTCCTGTATACTGCTGCTCTGCGAATCAGCGTTCTTGCGTCTGGTAGTTCAACTCCATAAGGGTTATTACTTTGTAGGGTAGTCATCATATGCTCCCTAACTTTTCTTAACGATTGAATTGCACCACTACGCTTACCTGCTTGCCAGCGGTAGTTATGGAAATCTCCGTAACCTTCTCCGCTTCCGGAAAATGCCATTGACCTGTTAGTATGAATCTCATTATATAGGGCATTGCCCTGTGCAGCTGCCATTGTTACGTTGTTTTCTGCATTACGTCTGATGGCATCATTTCTAGAATATTTAATATCCTGCATTGATGTTGTAAACTTGGCTTCAATACTGGCAGCGGTGCTTAAATCTTTACTGGCAATACTATCCCATTCTGGGTTGGATGGTGGTTCCTGGTTTGGGTTTGGTGTAACTACCCATTCGTCATACTTTAAATCATACGCTGCATATGGTTTAATATCGCGGATATCTTCTGTGGCTAATGCGTAAAAGGTTAGCTCGTATCCATTCCAGTTTTCAGTGCTGCTCTGCAACTCATCGTGAAACTGCTCGTTTAACTGGTCAGAAATCTCTTTGTTTGATAAACCTGCATAATCAATATTGGCTTTACGAAACTGTACAAAATTAATTCCAATTAAACAATCCAGGTCTTTAGGTTCTCTGGCTGCGTTCCATTGGTAGGAAACTCCGGAACCAGCTAGATATGGGTGTGTCCACAACTGTGCTTGCTGGTATTTACGACCAATAAAATCGTTTAATATGCTTATAATGCCTGAACGCACCCACGACTTTATTGCCCGTCCACTAAAAAGTACTGGGTCTAATTCGGTCGCAGGTGCGCTGAAGTATGATGTAGGATTGTTCATATACCTAGTTTATGCTGTTACTTCAGGGCTTTCTGGCTTAATCTTACGTTCTGCAAGTTTTTCGCTAATTACCTCAGATACTGTTGGCTCTGATGGTGGTGTTAGCAACTGTACAATAGTCGCTGCTAGACGTTCTACCAAACGCTGGTCATCTACTTCTTTAATTAGTACATGTGCCCACTGGTAAACATCAGATACTGACGCATCTACTTGGGTTTCTGGCGCATCTTCTGGTTTCTTTAGGTCAACAGAAAATGTGTCATCTTGGTAAATGTTAACTACGAATTGTGACTTGATTTCTTTAGTTGTTTGTTCCATTTTATTCCTTCTTAATATAGGCCAAGGATTTGGCGTTTACGTTCTAACACTTTACCATGATACGGGCAGAAATGGCAAGTGTATACTTGGGGCCCTTGCAAATGTTCTGGCTTAGGCATTCCCAATTCTTTGCGTTCCATTGCTGTATCCGGCAATAAACGCTTTTTAGGTGTCTCATAATCTTCACAATTAGTTGTGACTTTATTATGTGCTATCCAGCAGCTCATAGCCTCATCAGCAAATGTCATTTTTGTTTCATAAAATGCTTTGTTAGGGTCTAATTCATCTAGGCCCTTTGAACCACCATCTGCTAGTTGTGCTAGGATAGCTTTCTTTTCTTCTGGATTGGCCCATGACTTTACTGGTACTTTAAACAGTTTACCTACGTGTGGGTCACCCGATGGAAACTTGTGTTTTTCTATCGAAATCTCTAATAGGTAATCAAAATTAGATGGGCCCTCGTAGTCTGGTAATTCTTCCCAGGTTTCGCATACCATACAACGTAGCAGACGAATGATTGGTCCATCAATCGGCTTGGACCCAATTACTGGTTTATTTGACATTGTTCTCCTTAGGTTCCATATAATAACCCGGTCCCATCGAAGGCATGGCTATATGGCCATTACTACGTACATACACGTATGCACCTACATGTGGGTTTTTGTACTCAGGGTTAACTTCCCAGTCGTATGGGAGTTGTTTTAATTCATCCGGAATATCTTGTTCCATTTTATGCTCCTTATATTTATACTTTTATACTACTACATATTTTTATTTATGCAACTAAAATTAACGAATAGTCTTAGTGTCTAACGAAGGTCCTTCAGTATCCGAGTTATATCCTTCAGTGTTTCCCAGTCCACCCAATAGTGGGTTAGTGGTGTCCTGTGTCGCTCTAATTGATTCTTCTCTAGAACGCTTTTCTTCTTCTGGGTCAGACAGGTCAACATATGAGATATTTCCTACCTTAGTTTTAAGTGCCCGTATCTTTTTATTAATTTGGTGAACTTGCAGTAATCTACGCTGTACTGGGTCGCCATTTTTGTCAAGTTTTGGATTGCCATTAGCGTCTGTAAGTGTGACACTTGGTACCAACCCTTTTTTGTGGGCTGCGGCAAAAGCTTTTTGCTTATCGTGGTACTCTTTGAAAACATCAACAATCTTGTCTGGTTGACTCATGATGTCTTTATACGCGGCATCTTCTTTATCAGGATATAACGCAGGAATAATCTTATTTTTAAGAGTATCTCTAGTCCAGTTACTTTTTTCGGTATCGCCTTTACGCCACCTTGACTCTTTGTTACCACCTGTTGCATAGGCATCGTAAAGCTTTCTTCCATGCTTATACAATGGGTGGTTAGTGTTATCTATATAGATTGTGTTAGCCGGGTCTGCTGGGTACGTAATAGTACCTGTTACTGGGGTAGCTTTTACTGTAGGTTTTGAAGGCTGTGCAGGAATACTTTCTTCAGCTGGTTTAATGACTGGCTTTGGCCTCATAGCTTCATAAGATGAATTATCTGCATCAATTTTTGCCTGTCTGTCTGACATCATCTGCTTGTGTGCAGTCATACCTGGCCATGGAACACCTGGGAACGCTTGTCTGTGCACCTGTTTTGCAACACCAATTGCCATAGTGTTAGTCTGTTCTTCAGCATCTGCTGCTCTTAGTCGTGAAAGCTCGGTACGGTTAGCAACTTGTTGTGGGGTACTATAAGGAGTAGAAACGCGTCTCCCAGGAATTGCGTAAACTTCCTTACTCATAACCGGTTCACCACGCTGTACAGACGCAGGAATTATTTCCCCGGTTCTTGTATCTTTTTGTTCAGGTACAATATTAATTTTTGAGGCAACTTGGCGAGGTGCAAATGATACTTCCTGTGACTCAACACTACCTGATGTTCCAAACGCACTATTAAATGCGGCATCTCTTCTGCCTCTAAAAGTTCTTGTAGGAACTACCGCACCAGTTTGTTGCGCCTGTGTATTGCGCATGGCAAATTTTCTAGATAAATCAGACGGAGTATAACTAATATCGCCTGCTTCAGTTGTTTGAAGGTCAACTGCGTTTGATATTAAAGACTTTTCTGGCTTGTAGTTGGGTCCAAGAGCTTTTGCTTCAGACTCCTGCTGACTAGCAACGGCTCTAATTTGTGCTATCTTATCTGCGTTTTCTGGGTTGCTGCCTAAAGTATTTTCTAATGGTGCTGGGGTAAATTTCTTATTTAATGAGGGTGCTTTACGCGGACGCTTAGATTCTCCACCCGGAGTTTTTTCTGCCATTATAATACTTTCTTTATTAACTATTTACCAGGGTTTACTTTAGACGCAGCAGGTGCCTCTGAAGTGGCGAACCCGTATCCAAAGAATGGGTGCAGTGTTTGGCGGTTGTCTAGAGTTTTTTCGTGACCATCGTGGTCCATAACCTCAGTGTCAGGGCGAACCTTACGGTACTTACCATCAGTTGCACCTTCGTCTAGGCTGGCATTCATTGAACGGCTAGTATTTACGGCCATTATTTCTTCCTTCATTCATGTCATTCGCAAAGTTATTTACGAATTCCTGTTGGTGCTCACCCATCTGGGATTGCAAAATATCTGTAGTTAAAGGGTAGTCTACCCTTTGACCCATTTCATCTCTTATATCAAACGATTTTGCTGCTTGATTTAAGTGGTGCCCTGCGTCTGATAGTTCTAGCATAGCAGATGCGCTGTATGGTTGCTTATTATGCTCATTTTCAGAGGACTTAATAGCAGACATAGCATTCTTTAAATGTCCTGTTATGTTTTTTACATTTTCGTAACCCAAATTACGGCCATGTTCGCTTGCGTAATCCAACATATGGAAATACAAGTTTTTGGCTTTATCAAATGACGGGTGAGACATTATACCATTTTTCTATTAATACGGTCCTGACGACGCTTTTCAGCGCAATCAGGGCAAATACCTAGTTTAGTGTACATATATTCTACTGGATTCATAATTATACCACATGTTGGGCACGGGTGAGAACCTCGATAATTTACTGCATTCTTTGCTATTTGAAACGCTTGAAGTTCTAGCGTTAGAGAGCCATCTCCATCATCCATTATTTACCTGCACCACTACCATCTTCAAAATGAACTTTTAATCCACGTTTAGCAGCTACTGCTGATTCAACTGCAGGAGTAAGTTCCGTATCTGCAGCAACAGGAGCGCCAGATGTCATACGTCGTCTATTAGCTGTTGCAGGTGTTGCAGGAGTAATAGCCTCTTGTTGTTCCGCAGTATCTAGAGTTGCGCCAGTTTTTCTTGCGTTTTTAAGCTGTACTGCTTCTCTTTCAGGGGAAATTGTATCCGATTTGTCCGCAAAGTCCGTTGCTTTAGGATAAAATGCTTTTAAAGTTCCTTGGGTTGGAGATATACCTCTGCCCTTGTCTTTAAGGGTTGCTAAGTCCTCAGCAAAAATTCTTTGAGTAACAGGGCTTTTTAAGTCCAGTTTGTAATCTGTCCGTGCAGCCAATACCTCCGTCTTTACTTGAGGCTTTTTAGTTTTTAAACTAGGTAGCTCGCTAAAAGGGGATAGTTTAATAGGAGATTTTGTTGTTTTTGTTGATTCTATATACCCATGTGGGTCTAACGCAGGAGCGCTAGATTCAAAATCTTCTGGTCTTGCACCTTTATTATTTGCTAACCAATGGGTTTTTACTTGGTTAAGAACGTGCCATTGTTCTGGATTCTGATGAGCAAGTGAGCCTACCCAAGATTTTTTAACGTAACTTTTTTTAGCATTTGCTGCAGAATCTGCATTACGTGCTTCATCAGCTTCAAAGTGTGGCTTTATAAGCTCTCTTGGGGCAGTAATAGAGTCATACCTGGTTATTCCTGTATCTTGTGCTTCTGAAGGACCTTGCCAATCTCCTGAGTCTGGTACTGCAAAAGTTGCACCAGTAGTAATAGCCTTTGACCTATTTCTAGAGTCTTTTTGGGCTGCAGCTCGTTCTGTTTTTCGTTGAGCAATTGCTTCTTTAGCTTCTGGAGTTAGAGGTACATATCTACCTAGGGCTTTAGTAATATAACTAGGCTGAAGTTCAGTATCATATTCTCTATTTAAAATGTTCTTAACTTCCGATGCAGCTTCTGGGTGTACTTTTCTAGCACCTACACCCATAGTTAAAGCATGGTTGACATACCCATTTGTTGCTGCGGTTAACTTTGCCATTGAATCATAGTTAATTATAAATGGGCTTTTTTTGTCACCGTATCTAGAATCTTTAAACACTTCGTTGTACTCGCTTGAAGGTTTTCCTAGAGCTTCAGTGCTGTTAACGTGGCGAAGAGCAGCCGCTACACTATCAGAAGCATTAGTGAAATGTTCTGCAGCACTAATGTGGTCACCTGCATGGTGAGCTAACCAAGACTGAGTTAAACTCTTTTTAGCTTGAGACATTATAGTTCTGGCAGGAGTCATGCTATCGATTGTAGCATTTGAAACTGACTTTGCTGTAGTGCTAGTTCTTGGGAGCTCATTTACTGTAACTCCAAGTTCCTTAGCTCTTAGCTCTTGCTCTTCTTTACGTGCTTTATCTGAATCATAGGTAAGTTGACTAACTCTGTTATCAAAGTCACCAATAATACTAGCTAAAGCATTGTGGTAAGAAGTATTTTCACTAATTTTATTAGGGGCTTGTTCTTGAGGAACTAGTAACTCAGACTCTGAAGTAACTTTGTTACCTTCTAAAGAGTTAGAAAAATTAGATACGTTTTCTTTAAAGGAGGTTCTTTCCGCCTCAACCTTGGCCGTAGCAACTTTTTCTCTAACCTTTTTAGCGGTTTCTTTTTTAGACTCTGCTTTTTTAGTCTTTTTTGCGTTTGTTTTAGCTGCAAGGGCCTTGATAGCTGCTGGGGATAAATAGTTTCTTTCAGCCATTATCTACTCCTTTTTTTCGGGTTACGGGCTGGAGTGTTTTCCTCGATAAGTTGAGAGGCAGCACGTTCAGCAGAAATTCTAAGAGTTTTTTCGTTTTCTAGTTCGTTAATTCTGGATTTAATAGCCCTTTCAGCTTCAATTTGCCTGTTGCTAATAGCAGCACGCTTTCTCTTAGGAAGAGTGTCCCAGTTTCTTGGCTTTTCTGTTGCAGGTTTTGCGGGCTTAGTAGCTTGTGGAAGAGGCTGTACAGGAGTGCGAACTGTTTGAACCATAGTGTGAGCAGGGGAAGAGCTTAGTTCTTTCCAAGTCATTGGCTTATTGTTTTCATCCATGTGAGGAACTTCGTAGCCATTTTTGTCAATAACTTTTAAACCAATGTGTTTTCCAAATTCAACAAATTTTCTGTCTTCAGCTTTAGGGAAAGGAATCTCGTTTCCTTTGTGTATAAGCTTCCTGGTTCCTGGGATAATTTTTCCAGTAACAGGGTCAGTATCATTTGCCACAAAAGCTCCTTGAGGAGCAGGGTTTGGGTGTACCGCAACCATAAGTCTATTAGTCTTCACAACATTTTCTGGGCTTCCAGTAACACTGGACTGTACTGCAGCACCTGACCCACCAAAACCAATTGCATCAAAAGGACGACCCATAGATGTGCTTACGGCAGTTTGTGGACCTGCGTTTGTATCGCTCCACTCTTGTGAGCCTTTAACAGTTCCTGCTTGAGAGAACTTTAACATTTTTCTGACTACAGAAGGGTTTAGTCCTGCGTAAAGACCTCTAATAGATGGGTCCTTAGACATCATTCCTAGTCTTATTCTTGCTAGTTTTTCAAAAGTGTCTCGACTGTTTTCTACTTGAGACATCTCTCCTCGGCCAATTTTTAGGGTCTTGTTTAATTTACCTGCAGATTTTGCCATAGGGAATTCTACTAATGAATGAGCTCTGTCTTCATCAGTTACACCAGTACCAATAGGTGGTTGTCCAGCTTTGGTAATATCAAATACTGAACTATGCATGACTCTGTTTGCGGTGTGCAGTGCGTCAGTTGCAGTACGCATGTGGTTGTTAGCTTCTTCAACATTGTTTGACGCTTTAGCTTTTTTAGCTAAACCTAAATAGTATTCTGCTGTAGCTAAATGCGCTCCAGCATTTGCATGGCTGTCATAAGCTGGGTGGTCAACAAGCTCATTTCCTTTGCCGTCTGTAAGTTCGGCCCCAATATTGTCATGGTGGGTGTTTAATATAACTAAATTAGCTGCAGCATTTTGAAGTATTTGTCTTTGGCTTCTAGTAGCTTTTCCTGTTCCAGGTCCTTGCGGCATATTTTTGCGAAGCTTTGCTTCATATTCGCTACCTGCACCTGTACCAGATGATACTGGGCGTCTTTCTTTAACAAACTTCTCTGGGCGTACTGGTTGGTTAAACGCTTCTACTTTTTCATTTGCTATTGGGTTACCCTGTGCGTCGTGAGTTTCACCAATAATTGCTCCACCAAGACCAAGGAATCTGTTTCTTTTTCTTTGGGCATCTGCTGCGTGTGAGCCGGGATACTTTTCTTTAACTTCTCTAGGACTAACTGGGTCAAACTCGTCAGAAAATTTAGCTGGCTCTAGTTTTTTAGATACTGGGTTAAGAATTAAAGGACGCTTGACTCCCTCTTCGTCTACAATGTGTTGTAGTCCTGCAGCAGGAGCAGATTCTGGTGCTACACTATTTGGTTCACCGGCTACAGGAGCTCCTCCTGCACCACCGTGACCATTACTAAATTCGCCTAAATTACCTGCCATTAGTTATTTCCTAAATCATTTCTGCTTGAACCAGAGTAGCCGCCTACTCCGCCTGAATACCATGAAACTCTTGGTTCTGTATATATTCTATTAATACTTACAATATCATCTATACCTGGTTGCTGACGGTCCCCATACCCATATCTAGGTGGGAAAAGCTGAATCTGTGGCAATGGTGCTTTAACCATTTGCTGCAGGTTAGCTCCAGGAACTGTCATAACCATTAAAGCTTGTTGGGTAAGTCTTTCTTCATTACTTGCCCAAGGTCCATTATACGACCATTTTGGCTGTTGTGGGGCCTGAGTCCAAGGTTTTGTATAATCATATCGGCCATCAAAAGAGTACGACATTACGCCCACCTTGGTTTTAGATATGACATTCTGTTAGCTCTTTTAGCGTCAAACGCCATTGGAGAGTCTGAACGCATGTTAGACTTGCCGTCGTTTACTAGGTGAGGCGCAGGAACCAGCGACTGTTCTGGAGTAGCTCTAGGAATCATATAAACAAGGGCACCATTAATATTAACTTGTTTAGCTTTCATTTGGCGTTTTATACCTGATTGGTCGCTAAAATCTAGGCTCCAGTAATAGGCGTTAGGCTCAATTCGTTCACCTTTGTGAACACCACGCTGATACGCTTTTTGATTAACTCGGTTTTTAATTGAGTCAAGAAGGCGGTCATCACGTCTAGAACGGATTGTTCCTAAATAACCGTCAGGATATTCTGCTGAGGGAACGCGGCCTGTACCAATACGCATAGCGTCAAGGTCACCACGTGCAACAGCACCACCATAGCCACCTTGATTGTTATAGCCGTTAAGACCATTGCCACCAATAGATTGCCAGTTTTGTTGTGGGCTAAAATTGTTTACTCCACCAGCCATTAGAATCCTGTATCTACGAGAGTTCCACGGTTACTCAGTTGGTAACCAGCCAATGAGCCTGGTCCACGATTAACGTCAGCAGATTCCCAAGTAATATTAGCAGAACCTGTGTTAGATTTCATAAGTGATTGAGTTCTTGTTCTACCTTCAAAATGGTGAACATCTGCAACATTCTGACTAACAGGACTAATTATTTTAGCAAATTGACTTGCACTCATCTTAGGTGGGTTGGGGTGTGCCATACTTTGCATTACTGTTGACTCCAAGTTGTAGAGGCCATGGTTTTAGCACTATATGGTCGAACTTTTTGTCCAATACCTTTTGCATGACGAAAGTTTGAAGCCATATCTGCGTTATAGCTTCCCAAAGAAGATGCATTTAATGACAACGGAGTAGGTGTGTAGGAGTTTGCGTCCATCATTCCGCGTGCACCAGGGTCGCTATCGACCTGTACATTATTAAACTGACCCGCTGCTAAAGCATCGTTCATTTTAACCTCTTATAGGTAAGACTGGCCTTCAGCGTCCTGGAATGAACCATTGACGCCGGCAACAGAAGGTACAATTCTAGCACTTGCCATTGTTGGACCAGCTGATGGGTCTAACTGAACAAAAGTAGTCTTTGGAGTAATGCGGTAAGTTGCACCAGTCTTCTCAATGTTCTGACGGTTCTGCTTAGTACCTGCAGCAGTTGGGTCCATTGCCTGAGTGTTCTTCTTAGGCATTAGGGTTCCAACAAGTGCCGGTGCTGCAGTTACCTTGTAGGCATCCATGCCCATAGGTACTCTGTGACTACCTGCCATTGCTGCATCTTGCATAGCTTCGTGGTGAGTTTGGTGTGAACGTGACATGCTGTTTCCTAACGATTCTAGATAGTTTGATGGTTCACCGGTACGACGTCTCATACCATGGCCCATTGATGACTTAGTTGCCATTGGAGCTCCTTAAAATTAACTTGCTGATATTGCGAATACTATTGCAGAGATTTCGCCATCTCTTGATTCAATAGTAGTAAATCCAGGCTTGCATGTCAGGTCTAAACCACGTGGTGCTACATATCCACGTGCAATAGCGATTGATTTTACTGCCTGGTTAACTGCTCCAGCACCTACAGCACGAAGCTTTACAGCTTTGTTTTCATAGATAGCGTGGGCGATTGCCGATGCTACGGATTGTGGGTTTGACCCAGCTGAAACTCGAAGAAAGGGTTCTTCGGTTGATGGGACGACTAATTCTTCACTCATTTGTATTCCTTGGGTGTACGGGTTGTATGCCATCCTCATATTAAGATTACAGGTTTTACTCTATAAAATCCCTGTATTTGTCGTCTTTTATTTTTTCTTGGGTTTCTCGCTCAATAGCATCAATTGCTGACCCTGAGGCCAGTCTAGCTAGAGCATACGCATCTGCGGCGTTATCATCATTAAATTCTACTCCCCAACGTTTGTACATCTGTAGAAGCATTTCTTGCTTCTTGGCAGTACCTTTGCCTGTAGCATACTTTTTAAGTGTCATTGGGGGTATTTGAAGAGGAGGTTCAGGAAGTCTATACCAAAGTACTAGCTTTACTATAGCGGCTAGTTCTCCCAAAGCCAGGGCAGAATGGGAAGCTAAAACAGTGCCTTCCATTGCTGAGTCTTTAATAGTCCAGCCATGATATTGAAATTCAAATATTTTGCCATCAAGCCAGTTGTAGATATCAACAAGGCGTTGAATACCTCGGTACTCGGATTTTGCAACCCAAGTCATATGCAGATTAGGGAACTCAACAGACACCACCGAGAGAGCGAACCCTGTTAGTGATTGGTCAATACCTATAGTTACTTCTTGGTTGCCTGGGAGGAGGCCTCCATCAAATTCCTTAATCTTCATTATATACCTAGTCCGTAGACTTCCACATCTTTAAATATTTCATTAGGCCTTTCATAGAAACTAGTAGCCCTAGGCTAGCAGCAGAATGTGCGTTAGAAATGGGCTGTGAGCTCTTTGGAGGCTCTACAAGGTCGATATACTTACGTAGCGCTTCTGTCTTAATTAAGAGCACAGCGGTACCATCAGGGGACGCCTGAGCCCACCATTTAGACTCTGTACCGTTAATTCCTGAAGGAACTGCATCCTCTACTTTGCCATCACGATACTTATGAGTTTCAACGTAAATGTTCCCAGTAATGTTAGTTTTATAGTCCGTTTTGACTTCAATAGTTACATTAGGGTCCTTGCTGTCTTCAAACAGTAAATCTAGTAGTTGTTCACCTACTTCACCACGTTCCATGTCGCGGTCAAAACGTGGTTCAAATCCTTGTGCTTTCATTATTTATCTCCTAATTTGTCAATTAATTTCATAGCTAACTTCATACTTACATACCCAATAACTAGCCCTATTACAATTACTACTGCACTATTCATTTGGCCACTCTCCATCTAATACTAGCATTGCAATAATAGCATAGTTAGCCATGTCCAAGAATGAGTCACGTAAACTTTCATTCTCAGGTCTAGCCTTGTTGTCAATCAAATGGTTGATGCGAGCAAACTTATCCCACATACGAACACGCAAACCGTTCAGTGGTCCACCTGGACTATGTGCAATATTTTTTGGTCCATAGTCTTTGTGCTTGCTAAGAAGTACGTGCTTTGCATGTTGAAACTTCTGTTGAACAGCCTCTTCAAACTTTGTGTTTAAACCATTTTTACGAATTTCTTCTTTCATAAATTCTGGTAACTCTTCAAATTTTCCCATATTATCTTCTTCTTCTAGTTTTTCTGTATGCATGTCTGTGTACAGTTCCTTCATATATCCCATTATATATTCCTCCTATAATCATTAGAACGACGTGTGATTTCACGGCTAACCAAGGATAGGTCACGCTCGTGATTTGTAAGTAGCATTTCAACTAACTTACGATAAGCATACTTCTCTTCATAATCGTTGTCAAGTTGCACAATCTCTGTATTAATAGAGACTTCTGCTTTGATAGCTGTGATACGCTCACCCTTTGCCTGAGAACCCATACGCCTAATTAGCATAGTGTTTTCAGTAAAGTCTTTCTTCTTAAGGGCTCCACGTTCTTCCAGTTGAGCCATGGTTAACTGAGAGTTAATATAATCAGTCCAAGCAGTTAGGCGAGTAAAGAGTTCACCTAGCTCCTCTGAATCAAGTGTTGTTATATCTGACGGTAACCTTACCTGCTCACCTTCCGGCTTGTAGAAGGTAAGGCCCCAGTCTTTAAACTTCTCCATTGCACTCATTAGTCCTCCTTATATGGTGCACACTGCTTGCATGTTCCGCCAGGAACGTTATTACACTCTGGTGCAATACCAGCCTCTACGGCATCTACAACTAATTTAGCGTTGTCAAACACGTGACGTACAAGCTCGTAATCACGCTTAACACTAAACTCTTTATAATCTTGGTCAGCTTTGAGTTCATAAATAAATACAATCTCGTTTACATCGTGGCCCATACGTTGCATAAGTTCAAGGTAAACCTGACCCTGCATAATGTGAGTAGGGAATGGGCGACGAACGTTCTTCCATGCCTCCATAAAGTTACCATCGGCATCCATAAACAAGTTAGGAGCTTCTGAGCGAATAGTTCCTGGACCAATAGATTTTATTTCAATTAGGGTATCGTCTCCAATACCTTTAATCCAGCCGTCAGTGTGACCAGCAATACGTAGTTCATCGTCAATAAGAGTAACTTCACGGTACTCTACAGTGTCACGTCCACAATTATCACAGGTAATTTTTCCAATGCCAAAATAAGAAAACCCACACCCGGTACAACCAAAGCGACCGTAAAGTACACCCATTTCCTGGAACCAACGTTGCCATTTAGCGTGGATTGTGTGGCCCTCGTCAAAAATAGACTGCAACCGTAGGTTAGGCTTTTCAGCAATTTTAGTGTGGCCACTTAGTAGGAAGAATCCTGCACGACGACAGTAATCCCTTTTAATAATTTCTGATGGGTGAAGTACAGTCGTACTACGGTCACCCACAGGACGTGCCATGAGGTGACGTTCAATATCTCCCATTAAACGTGTTGGTTTCTTTTTTGCATCTAAGAACCTTGCAAGGTCTGATTTACTTGATGATACCGCCATTTACTTTTCCTTTTTATTTAATTGAAAGACATATTCTTTCAAGGTCATACTATCTTTATACTGCCTTTGCCATTTACGCACAAGTGCATTTCTTTCACGGTGACTTAACCCGCCCCATATTCCATGTTGCTCATCTGATTCTATTGCAGACCACAGACATTCTTTACGAACTGGGCAAGGTGGAACTTCCCCGTCTACTCCAAAACAATATCTTTTTGCTGCATCTGCTGTTGGTTTATAAAGAGCTTTATCTCTCGGTGGAAAAAATATATCAGGGTTTGGTATATCTTTGCAAGCAGAATCATTAATCCACTCTAAATCATTTAGATTAAACGTTTGCATTAAGTTTATCCCATAATTCTAAGAAGTCCGTCTCCATTAGAATGACATAATCTTTTCCATCTAAGTGAATTCCAAATACTGGAAGCCTACCATCCATAATAGCCTCATCGCTGATTTTCTTCAACTCTGCGGAGCTAATAGTTTTTGATTTCTTTCCTGTCCATTTATGCTCAATTAAAAGTGTGTCACTACGTACATCACCTTTACGGGACCAGAAGGCCCCAGAAGCAGCCGTGGTTTGCCCTCCTACAGCTTTAGCGAGGCGTTTCTCGTGCTTCTGGGACTGCTTCTGTCCTTCGCTTTTCACTACTCAGTCACCGCCATAGGGCCAGTTGGAGTGGAAAGTACTTTATCACGTAATTCTTCAAACAAGTCAACCTCTTCGCGAATGGATGTAACAAGTGCTTCTTGGCCCTGCCACTTACGCTCTCCGTAATAAATCCATCCTCCACGACGGTCAACAATCTCTTTAATAATAACCATAGCTGCAACTTCTTTTGCCTTATCGTATTCTCCGGCATGATAGATGCTGTGGTCACTAAAGTAATAATCAATATAAGCAATCTGCTGTGGTGGGGCAGTCTTGTTCTTAATAACACGAATCTTAATACGCTGGCCTACACGCACCTTGTTGTTACCTGAACCAGTCTCAATCCACTCATCACGCTTAACTTCTGAGCGTGTGAAGTAAGCGTAGTCTTTACCTACACCACCTGGAGTAGTACGTGGGTCTCCGTGCATTACTCCAATCTTCATACGCCACTGATTAATAATAATTCCTAGAATAGGGCGTTCGTCTTCTGTTAGGCTACGCTTCATGGCCATTCCAGCTTTGCGGAAGAACTTGTTGGTGATAAGAGCTCCACGACCAACAGTCATCTCACCCATGTTCTTTTCATCTTCAGGCCCTGGAACTAATGCGGGGAGAGAGTCAATGACAATAGCATCAACTGACTTAGACTCGGCAAAAGCTAGTACAGCATCAAAAGCTTCTTCCATAATATTAGTTTCAATAACAATTACACGACTGCTATCTACTCCACACATTTCGGCGTACTCTGGAACCCACTGCTCTGCAGCAACCCATACTGTGGTATATTCTGGGTCAAGCGCCTGGTTAGCCGCGATTGTTTTAAGAGCAATAGCTGTTTTCCCGTGGCTTGGTTCACCAATGAGTTCGTTCCACTGATTAGTAGGGAAGCCCCCACCAAGAACGTAATCAAAAGTGGTAGAGCCAGTGGTAGCATGTCCAATAAGGTCTTCACGAATATTTCCTCCTATTACAACAGAGCCTTCTCCTAACTTTTTGTTAAGAGCAACCATAATTTTTAGTGCCTCGGAATTAATCACGAGCTTCCTCCAGTACATCGTATAGTGAGATGAATGTTGGGGTGCTGTTGTGCACCCACCATCCAACAGAGCCATTGTGTGTATCTAATATATTTTGCTCTACTAATATTGTAGCAACTTTCTCTCTTATATCCAAAAAAGTTTTGTCTTTAATTAATTTAATTTGTAATTCATCCATTTTATTATCCTAACTTTTGTCCGTTGGCTCCATAGCCATCTGGTATTGCGCTAAATCCACTGGTGCTGCTATTTCCTGTTGCTGCTTGCGGTGTTCCTGTAACGTTCGCACCAGCGAGGCCACCGTAACGTGAGCCAGACTGTTGTATGGGATAGCCGCAGTCGTAACAACGGAATGACGTTTGAGCCGTTGCAGCAAAGTAATTGCCCGACCCGCAGTCAGGACAAGTAGCAACCTGGTTAGCAGATTGCGCTTTACTAACCTGCGGTTGTTGAAAGGAAGGCATCGGCTGCATAGGTTGTTGTGAAGGTGGCATTCCCGGAGTTGGGTCAGGACGGCCTTGAGGGACCTGTGGTTGACCTAGCTTTTTAGCCCACCAATCTGCGTTATTCATTTCTTCTTTCCTTTCGGGAGCTTTAAAAGCCCCATATCAACTAGCTGAGATACTGAACCAAGTAAAGCTGACATAGCAACCTGCTCAAGAAGCTTGCGTGATTCCCACCAAGTTTCGTTAGTTAGTCCATCGACCTCTTTATTAATATTTGACTTTTGGTACTCTACTGAACTTTCAGCAAGAGCATGAGATTGCGCAAATAAAAGAGGAACTAGATGAGAGATGCGTTCAACACGCTTGTCGCTTTCATCTTCTTCCATCTCCCGTAGTTCCTCGCTGAGAGGTGAGCATCCTAGTATTACTGCTAGTTCATGAGCATTTTGAATCTGAGAGTCTATCAAAAACCCACGTAAACGTGATGTTACTTCTGATAAAGATACAGGGTCATTTACTTTTTTATTTTTCTTTTTCTTTTTTTTTGACATTACTTTGCCTCTCCCCACTTGTCAACGATTTGCACATCAGCAAGAAGTGGGACTTTGATTTGCTTGAGGTGGATACCCTCCATAGATTGGCGGATTGCGTTAGCTACTTCTTCTGCTTTGTGCTCTGGAGTGATAGTCACCAATTCATCATGAACAGTAAGAATAACGTTTACTTCTGGGTCGTCTTTGAAACATGAGTGAGCCCTGATAAGGGCTAGTTTCATAATATCTGCAGCTGAGCCTTGAATCATAGTATTAAATGCTTGACGCTCTGCACGACCCAACATACTAAAATCTTTTGATAATAGCTCAGGGATGTAGCGACGACGACCAAACATAGTTTCTACGAACGGTATCTTACCTGCATCTTTTGCCATACGGATAACCTTGGCTTTGTATTTTGATATAGAAGAAAACTCTGCCTCAAAGCGATTGAGTAAGTCTTTTGCCTCTTTTAAAGAACAGCCAACAGATGCGGCAATCTTATCTGGTCCTACACCATACGAGATAGCCAATACAAGAACCTTACCGGCTTTGCGGTCAACACCCATAGTATCACCAATCGCGGTGTAGACGTCACCACCATCGAGGTAGTTCTTTACAAGGACCTCGTCATCTGAGAAAGAAGCAATAATACGTGGCTCAATCTGAGAGTAGTCGGCAACAACTAACTTGTGACCTGGAGGAGCAACAAAAAGATTACGTACTAACTTACCGTAGTCACCTGATGACGGGATGTTTTGTAGGTTAGGCTCGCTGGATGAGAACCTACCTGTTTCTGCTCCATGTGCTTTAAAGTTAGTATGGACCCGACCATTTATAAGAAGGCTCTTACGCTCTTCAATCTTTATTTTGCCATTGGTTGTACGTTTGACTTCTCCACCGGTGTAGGGAGTTACGTAAGTAGTCATAAGTTTATTTAAGTCTTGATATTGCAACAAAGCGTCTACTAGGTCATCTTTACCACGATAAAACTCAAGTGCCTCAGCTGAAACTGAATAATGAGCCTGATTCAACTCTTCTTTGTTCTTTTGTGCTTCAAATCCTTTAAGAGTCAAAACGTGCTTGAACTTTGTGTTTGGCCTAATACGTGGAGACTCTCCACCAAATAATAACTCCTGCTTGACTGGAACTGAGTTGATAGAGAAAGCTTTGCCAGCAATCTTGTAGCAACGAGCCTCAGCATCCTGCTTGCCTTTCTCAATCTCTTGAGCAAGAATCTTAAGAGCATCTTGGTCAATATAAGCACCAGTTAACTCCATATCGCATAGGGCAACTAGCACATCCATCTCCAAGGTCCAGACCTTCTGTAGGTTCCCAGTAATCCTTGGAGCTAATGCTTGATATAATTTCCAAGTTAGTTCTGCGTCAATACCAGAATAATTAGCAACATCAGAAAAACTGTGTAAAGCGACATTTTCACCGACTCCTTTTTCCATATCTACGTGAAGCTCTCTAAGAACACACGACTTTAAACCTAAATCAAATTTATTAAGATTGTTAATAATAAAAGAAGCCATAAGAGTATCAAAGTGAGGCCCTGCAGGAACACGACCACCGTAGTATTTTGCAATAGATTTTAAATCAAACTTTGCGTTATGTGCAACCTTTAGTTGTGGACCAAACATTATTGGCTCAATAGCATCAAAAACTTGGCGAGGAGTCAATTGAACTGGAGGCTCACCAAATTTAGCTGTCCACTTACGCTCATCTTTAGAGTAATGGGACTCAAGCAGAGCCTTACCTTCGGCTAGACGACGCTGGCCTTGTAGGAGAAGAGGTTTATCATGGCCTTGAAGTTCACCATTAGGGTGCCCCATAGGAATAACATCTACACGTCCTTCGGTTGCAAAAGAAATCCAACAGACATCATTAATGACTGGGTATAAGCGATTATCGCCAATTGTTTCTACGTCAAACGCAAATGCATCGACTTTGGAGTAGTACTCCACAAATTCTTGTAACTGTTTGACAGTTGTAATTATGTTCATAAGAGCCCCTTATAAAAAGAGTGGAGGGTCAGGTAGAAAGGCGTTTCAAAAACCCTGACCCCCCACAGTATTGAGTGGTTAGGAAATGAGCTGGCGAGCAACCTTTAGCAGGTCTTCGCGGGGGCTCACGTAGACTGCGCTCTTGTCATATGCTACCGCAGTAGCTGCGAAAGTAATAATACTTTCATCATCCAGCTCCCACTCGTCTGCAAGGTCAGTTCCACGTACACGGTCAAGTGTGTATTGGGTCGTGTTGCCTGAACCTGTACGAGATACAGCCCAGTAGTACTTGGTTAGTGGACCACGACGTGGGTCATCGTTTGCAGCCTGTAGCTGACGAGCGAATGACGGTGGCGCAGTCATAATCTGTACGTTTGGCTCACCGTCAGATAGAACGATGATGTTGAATGCAAACTTAGGGCGAGGCTTGTCACCAGCAATAGTACATAGTGGACACTCGTCACCTAAACAAACAAATGAGCGACGGCCTTCCTTGATGGCATCAATCCAGTGCATTTCATAAACTGCGAATGGCTCGTCCTGCATAAAACGGACAAGTTGTGCTTGGTCGCTGAAACGGAAGTCAGTCGGGTAGTCCCCTGCTTCACGCTTTGGCTTTAGTGCTGTTGCAGCAGCTCCCCATCCAGACTGGACAGTGGTGCCGTGCTTTGGGGCAATGTCAACGGTGTCTTCGGCTAGGTAGCTGTCTGCGTTAACGCTTGGTGAGTATGTCATAATTTACTTTCTTGTCTTGAGTCTTGCGACTACTTTATTTACTTGAGGCAATCTGCCTACTATTACATTATAGTGCGTCTTTCCATCTTTGCACAAGTGTTTCTGTTAAATCGTGCAAGTCTTTCCATTCTACACGGGCGGAGCCAAGGAGCCCACGTTTTGCAAACTCCTCAATGGCAATCTCAATTAACTTTTTAGTATAAACGCGATTACCATTTACCTTTTTACCATTAAGTGACTTAGAACGCAAGCGATATGGAGCAATTGGTATATAACCTTTTTTCTCCCACAAACGAATAGTTACTACCTGTTTGTCTAATGCTAACGCTAGAGCCTTAATTGTAAAAACTTCTGTTTCAACTCCCTTAAGAGTCTTAATTATTGGATTGTTATCCCAACCATTAGACTCACCGGAAGCTACCTTACGACGCTTGTCTGCTACTGGAGTAGACTCACGACGTTTTTGTTTTGAACCAGGTGCGCGGTCTAGACCCTCAAAAGCTTTGAGAATCTCTGCATCACTACGCATTCCTGCCATTATTATTTCTTTACTGTGCGTAGAGCCCAAGTTACTGTGACTGGGAACATTTCATCTAGTTGGTCTTCTGTAAGCTTATCTTGGTAATAAGCCGCCATTAGTGAGTCCTCATTAATAACCCGTTTCATTTCGTATATATCGTCTCCGATGCCTACTTCATCAATGATTTCTTCTGCACGGAACTCATTTAGTTTACGGCTAGAACGACGTTGCTTTTCTAAACGAACAACGCTATCAACAGGGGTTTCTAAATCAAACTGAAGATTACCCTTTTCGTCTTCAAGACCCTCGTCATCTAGAACTGCAAATAGTTTTTCACGAAGCTCTTTAGCACGGGCCTCAAAGATTTCCATTGAATTTTTAATTTTTATGTATTCACGTACCTGTGAGTTAAAATCATCAGGATTAGCTACGCGACCTTCTTCAGGTATTAGATTTGCCATTTTTGCCTCCTATAGTAGTTTGTCTGTTAAGAAGTTTATCAGACTTCCAACAGTTAAGTCAACTCCACCTTTAGAGTTGATGTTAGCTCCATCCAGGATTGCTCCTGCAACAGCGCCCTTCTGCTTAAGCATGTCATACTGACGCTGCTCAATTGAACCATTAACTAGTATATCTTGAATTGTAATTGTTGTCCAATCGCTTGACGTACGGTTTATTCTACCGTTACGTTGTACAGAAAGTCCAGAAGACCAGGGTTGGTCGTAGTTTACTAATAAGTTAGCTTGAGGCAAATCCACACCGTAACCACCAGCATCAGAGCTGACCAAAACGCGGATATCAGGTGTTGTTTGGAATCTAACCTTGGCGTCTTCTTTTTGCTTTGCATTCATCTCTCCTGTATATGGTACTGCTTTAATATTATTTTTTTCTAGCTCTTTAACTATAGAATCCACGGAGTCTAGATAAGAAGAAAACACTACGGCTTTGTATGAGTCCGCAATATTTAAATGTTCTTTAAGATAAGTAACAGTATAGTCCAGCTTGTTATTCCTGGTCAAGCCAGTTAATAGCTCTCCTAAAGAATGTATGTACATACTTCCACCGGTTTGTTTTTCAAAGTTAGCCGCACTCTTTACTAAAGAACTAGGGCTAGAACACAGCATTCGTAACGCTGAAATTCTAGACATTATTTGCCCCCGCAGTTCATTTGCTGGGTCACCTGCATCGTAAGTCTGACCGTAGTGTGCTGCCAGATTAAAGTTGGCACCAAACATTTCTCGAGCATCCATTAAAAGACCATACAAGTCTTCTGATATATAAGTGTATATTTTTGCTGCAGTACTATCTAGATTGACTAGCATAGGTTCTCGGTACACCGCATCAGGAAGGTACGGCTTTACATCCTCGTCCTTCTGAGACTTGCGTACAGAATGTTTAACCAGTATGTCATGTAACGTTTGCAGGTTTCGGTATCGCTGAACTCCACCAAAATGGTTTCGTACAATAAATGTCTTGTCAAACAAATCAAATCTACCCAAAACTTTAGGGTCAATGAACTGCATAATAGAGTATATTTCTTCAGGCTTGCCATTCTCAATTGGAGTACCCGTCAGTGCAAATCTAATAGGAATGTTTTTAGAAAGGTCTTTAACCTTTTTAGCTCGCTTAGCTCGGAAGCCTTTAATAGCTGTTGCTTCATCGCAAACTATAGCCCCAAAATCAAAGTTCTTTAGGTAGTCCCAGTCGTTTACTACCTGCTCATAGTTCATAATAATATAATTATGCTCTTCAGCAGTTGCGTATTGTTTAAATCGTTGAGTTGGTGTGCCATCAATAACAACAGCTGTGGAGTCGCTAAACTTTTCAATCTCTTTTTGCCACTGGTATTTAAGGCTAGCAAGGCAAAGTACAAGAGTAAGTTTAGGTTTGAGGGCTTCAATAGCCGCAATAGTCATAGGAGTTTTACCTAGACCCATTTCATAAGCAACTAGTATGCGTTGCTGAGAAACCATTTTCTTAACGGCTTCAGTTTGATACGGTTTCAGTGTCCCTTTGAACATAAGACGATTCTCCAAGTATTGACGATTTAGCGTTGGCAATACCCCACGCAATCTCATCATCTGTTAAATCACCAGGGTCTTTTGCTCCACTACTAGGATAGCTGAAAAAGAACAGATTTAAACCGTATTTACGGGCAAGCTTGCGTAGCTCCTCTGATGCTTTGTACCCTGCAGCATCTTGGTCAAAGGCAGCAATAATCTTGTCAGAACGCCTAAGAAGCTTGACCTGCTCTTCTGATATAGAAGAACCACAAATAGCCACGGCACCAGCAATGCCTGCACTAGCTATACGTGCACAATCAAGTGGAGATTCTACAACAATAACTACATCATCACGCTGATTCTCTGCACCAAACAAAGTTTTAGATTTCTGTAGACCACCAGGACGGTTGAAGAATGTGCGATGTACAGTACCTTTTTCTTGCCATCCCATCAACTTGTTATTCTCTGGCTCACGCAGTGGAAGAACCCAAGCTGCTTTTTTCTCATCCCAAAGAATACCATACTTCTCTGCAACCTCAGGAGTAATATTACGCTTGGCTAGCTCTTCTAATGGTGGTGCAACAAACACAGCAAGACGAGCCTCTGACATTGCCAACGGCTTAGGCATGGCCTCAATCCGATTAGGCAATGACTGAATCATCTCAAGCAACTTCTCAATAGGAATCTCAGAAACCTGAGACAACCATAAACGAGCAGCTACATAGTCATATGCGTAGTCCTTGCCCCAGACATCCTTGTAGAACTCATTAACGTCACAGACTAACTGGACTAAGTTACCCTTGTATCCACACGAGAAGCAGATGTGCATACCAGTCTCAGTATTAATCCACCAAGATGGAGAGTTATCTACACGACCGGTACGAGCATGATGCATAGGGCATAAAGCGTGAGACTCTACACCCCGCTCATCATGCTCAATACCAAGAGCATCAAGAACTAAAAGAATATCAACTAGCATTAGTATTTAGCCGACCAAGGAGTGCAAAACTTACAAGAACCAGCCGCAGACTCATCATGGAAACAACCTGTGTCCCACTTCCAAGTAATCGAAGTCTCCGATGGAGGACAGTTACGAGCCTGCACAACCTTCAAAATACGAATCTCATCATCCGACTCAACTGGCTCAAGACCAAGAATAACATCCGAATCCTGAAAGAATGACGAAGAATAACCAATAGAGTCAGCTGACACCTTGCCACCTTTCATCTTCCACAACAATGTTTGTG